ATCCTCGCCGACAATTGATGTGGCAGTTGCGGTTCCATTGACAGCAACCGCACCGCTCGACGCAAAAGCACCAACACCGACCGGGAATCGAGCGTCAAACGAGGTATCAACCATCCACATCGCTCCGGTGTAATTAGTCGGAGTGCCGGAAGTTCCATCGCCGCCGTCGTACGAAAGAAGATCCGTGGTCGTTCCAACAAAGATGCGACGATCATAACCATTCGCTGCAACCGGATTTTTATAAACCCAGAATCCCTGATCGAAAATCCACCACTGTCCATTTTCATCAAGCCACGGATAAATCCGATTGTTGATCGATGGAAACGTCGGTCCAAAATTGAAGAACGAGTTTCCAATCGTGCTGTTGAAAACGGCTTGCGTGCCTCCGATGATATCGTTGGCCAAGTTCTGGTAGTTCAACGGACAATAACTCACCGGAAGACTTGGAGGTGTAAGCGTGATTAAGGTTAGGTTTGGCATACTATTCCGATGTGTAGGTAAACGGGTTTACGTCGCAAGCATCAAGAGTCTTGCATCCTTCGAAAACAAGGCACTCGCCCACCGCAGGTTCCTGAACGTCGTAAGCGTGAACTCGGATGCTCTTGATGCGGCAATATCCCGTAATTGTCAGGCTCATTTGAACCTCGTACATGTTTCGAGTCGGTGTGCTAATGCTCGAATTGCACGGGACATCCGATGGAGTCGGCAGGCGCATCTTCGGCCTGTACTGCGGCTGGAAATTGACCAGCGGACAAGCGGGTTGGCACTGCAAAGTTGTCGCGCATTCAGCCCAGTCTGCCCACTCAATCCATCCGGGGTACTGGTCGGGTCGATACTCGACATTGAAAGAAGCGTCTCCGTCCAACGAATCAATGAAGATGTCGCCCGAATCAAGCCGCTTCAATCCAAACGGAATCTCGAAGTTGTAGGCGCGAGTATGAACCAGCCACTGAATCTCCTTCTTTCCATCAGCAATGTTGTTGTCGAACTTGTCGCCCTTGCTGATTTCCCAAATCTGAATCGTCCCGTTTTCGCCGCGAGCAATCGAAAAGCATCTGTCGCCGTAAACGCTCTCCGTCTTCAAGACCTGCAACACATCGAGTCCAGTCCAGATTCCTGCCCACGCGGGAGGAAACTTTTTCCGCATCGACGTAATCAGGTCGAAATCCAAAACCATCAGCGCCTTATGGATAACGCCTTGGGCATTATACCGAGGCTGTGCGGTCATCAGCAATCGATTGTCGAACACGACCGCAGATCCAGACCACAGAAGACTGGTTTGATCGTTCTCAGCGATGTTCAGAATCTCACCGCTGATCGGCGTATTCCCCGGATCAGTGAACGAGCGACGAGCAATGATGAACGAGCGGACGCCATCGACTGCGCGGTAGAACACGTCGCCGTTGACAGTAATGGCCGACCTAGCGCCAAGCGCACCGCTGGTTAGCAAGCTGATGGCCTGAATCGGATAGCTCAGGTTCTTCCATGTATCACGATCAACAGGAGCTTGAACCGAGAAGACGTATCGAGGAGTAAAAACTAGGAGCGGACCTTGCCCAAGCGACGTATCTGGATCGCCGGGGACGGCCATTGCAGTGATTCCTCCTGAATCCGACGGAACCGCAAAGTCTCCGCCTTCGTTGAGGAAGGTGTTCTCGGTTTCTTTGAGAACACTCGCTCGCGTGCCATCTCCATAAACAATGTCCGTTGCTCTGAATGAGAATCCATTTGCAAGCGCGTACCAGATACGTCCGTTGACGTAGGCCATTACTCTTCCGCACTTGATTTCGTCGGTGGTTGCGCGGCGCAGGCTTGATCCGTTAAAGATCAGCGGTGCGCTTTGACCGTCTTGAATGACGACGAAGTTCTCCGCCTGAACCATCCAGCCATCGAGTATGTTTGATGGGTTCTCAAGATTGGGCGAAGCTGAAAGGTTCTGAACGCTGTTTTGAAGGCAGTCGTAAAGCCACACTTTACCACTGATCAACATCAGGATGAACGTCGCTCCGTTGTCGCCGATGTATGGGAGCGCACACTGGAACACGCCGGTCAAATTGCTCGAACCATAGCACTCCTCGGAGAAACCGTCAGCCGTGACATTGGTTTGATCCGCAGTAACGAGCGTGCTGTCTGCCGTAATCGACAAGCATACGTCGTAATCTTTCTGGATGAAACCGGGTCGAGGAGAGATGAATCCCTGCCGAAAGCTGGCATTGACCGCGAAGGCGACCTGATTCTTATCCACCTCAGACGGCATCACACCAGCGTCAATGCCACCCTCAAAGGTGACAGACCCATCCGTGTACCGCCGTGGTGCGCGTTCGCTCATGGCTTAAGCCTGAATCCGTTGGATGGAAAATGAGGAGCCAGTTACGACATTTACTCCAAACCCAGTAGTTTGAATCAAAATGTCGTAGTAATCAGTAATTACAGTAGCTTGGTCTATATAAGAAAGTGAAACTGGAATCAAACTTTGAGGAGAAGCGTTTGTAGCGTTGAACTCCTGAGTCTGCAAAATATTGGAACCGTTCTTACGCAAAAAGACAATTACGCTTGCAGTACCAGTGTTTCCAAGCAAGTTGAACACTGCATCAATCTTGTAGTACCCAGTGAATGGAGCGGTAAATCGACCAGTCGCAGCAGTAAATCCAGACGCGGTATCTATTCCTGCCCAAGATCCAGAAGGAAAATCGCCAAGGCTGAATGGGTTTTTAGTTGTTGCCGCTGCAATCAGGTTGTTGCCGGTCAGCCTCCGCGTAAACGTGACGTAGCTGAACGCTGCCGCAGCGCCCGTGGCCGCTATGCTGATCGTGCCTGCACCCGGCGTAATCGTGATGTTCGAGCCTGCGGTCAGACTTGCCAGCGTGTATCCCGTTCCATTGCCAATGAGCAGTTGGCCATTGGTAGGTACGGTCGATAGGTTTGTTCCACCTTTTGCAACCGGCAACACGCCGCTGATATCGCCGACAGGAACCGTTGCGACGGTCGATAGAAACCCAGATCCGCTCGACCCTTGAGTCTTGAGATAGCCAGATGAAAACGAATTGAGCGCCGTTGCACTCGGAACCGATGCGTCGGGAGTTCGAACAATGTACGTCGCTGCGGAGGATGCTCCGCCAGACGCTCCTGCCGCACCCGTAGCGCCAATTGCACCCGACAGCGTGATAAGTGAACCAATAGGAATCACCGTCGTAGGAATCGCATTTGGGATTCCGAGAACGCCTGCAAGTGGGTTTTGTAGGGTTACCAGCAAACCGTCTACCGATGTAACCTGCAAGTAGCCGCATCCCTGAACCGATACAAAAAATTGTCCAGCAACCGACTCTGGAAGAAACGAAGTGTTCGCAACCGCAACGACAACCGATGCTCCAAAAGTTGGAACTACAAACGACGCGGTCGTATACGAGAACGCATTTTCCCCGTTCGCGCCGTTCGTTCCGTTAGTACCCGCAGCACCCTGTGGTCCGGGGACATTCACGACAACCGGAACGGTATCGCAAGGCTGGCAACAGCCGGTTGAAGAAACAAGTTGCGACGGCATATTTTTCCTTTGCCAGACCGTCAAGTCCAGCGAGAACTAATGCAAGGCCAAACTATGCCAGAGCAAGTGTCAGAGCATCCATTGATCGACCACAAGTACGGGATTCGTTCCCCAGTCAAGATTCCAGACCTAGAACTGGAACTCTACGCATTCCGAAATCGGCTCCAACCGAATGAGGGCGGACTGGGTACTTTCGATCATTTTCGTAACGCCACGAAAATGTTATGGCCGAAGATGAGCTGGAACCCGTGGCTCGAAGCACAAGTCGAAGGTCTTTGCGAACACGACTACGTCGGATGGGCCGGTTGCGGTGCGAGCGGAAAGACTTTCGGCGCGACGCTCTTTGCGACTGTTTGGTGGCTGGCAAACCCCTCCAAGACAACCGTTGTTCTCACGTCTACAACGGCAAAGATGATCCGAAAGCGTATGTGGGCCAATCTTCAGGATCTTGTTCGGAAATCACGCGGATTCCCCGGAAACATGGTCGATTCGAAGATGAGTCTTCAAGCCATCAAAGGCGACGACCGGCACTCCATTTCCGCTATCGCCGTCGCCGAGGGCAACACATCGAAGGCTGTGGCCAACATTCAGGGCATCCACGCCGAGCGTGTGATGGTTATTATCGACGAAGCTACGGATACGCCTGAAGCGGCTTTCGAAGCGTGTACGAACCTTTCTAAGGGTTGCCGCGAGTTCAAGATGTTGGTCATCGGAAACCCTGCCTCAAAGTTTGATCCGCATGGACGCTTCTGCACACCGGCAAAGGGATGGCGCAGCGTAACGATTGAAGACCAGCATTGGCTGACAGAACGCGGGATGTGCCGACGCTTTGACGGCATGAAGTCGCCCAACATCAGCGAGGGCCGCACGAAGTATCCGTACCTCATTACTCAGGATCAGGTCTTGTCGGCTATGCGACATGAGGGCGAGCAAAGCCCTACGTTCTGGAAGTACACACGCGGATTCTGGTCGCCGGACGGCATGGTCAAGACGGTCTTGTCCGAATCGCTGATCGAGACGCACACACCTACAAAAAGTTTGGTGTTTACGACCAATGTCCAAATCGTTGCCGGTCTTGATCCGGGCTTTGGTGGCGACAGATGTATCCTTCGCTTTGCCAAAGTTGGCACCGCAAACGACAAGGTCAGCATACTTTTTCAGGACATCATCCACATATCCGTCAACGCTCAGCTAACGGAGCCGGTGCATTACCAGATAGCCAATCGGGTTAAAGAAGAATGCAACAAGCGCGGCGTTCCACCGGACAAGTTTGGTCTGGATTCAAGCGGTGAAGGCGGTGGTTTGGCCGACATCTTGACCCGCGAATGGGGTGTAATTCATCGCGTTGAGTTCGGTGGCTCGCCATCAACGATTCCCGTCAGCGACGAGGACAGTAGGCCATGCAATGAGGCTTACGATAGAAAGGTAACGGAACTCTGGTTCTCGATGCGTAAATGGGCCGTTGAGGAGCGTTTAGGAGGCATGGACATCGAGACGTTGCAGGAGTTTTGCGCCCGTATGTTCGATGATTCCAAGCGGAAGATATCGGTCGAATCCAAGACCGTGATGAAGCAACGGACCGGAAAATCGCCTGATTTGGCCGACGCTGCTGTAGTCTTGCTTGATCTGGTCCGCAAAACTGCTGTTTTAGAGCCGCGCTTTACGAAGATGGATAAGGTCTGGGAAAAGCTAGTGAAGGACGCAGATTCAATTTACTACGACGAAACGATTGAAGCATGAGCAAAACCACTGGTTACAAAGTTCTGAACGAACACATGGTCATCCCCGGCGGATGGCATTACCGCATTCCAGAGACTGGCATTGAAGTACCCGGAGGATCATGGGCGCAGCTCCATGAGTTTGTCCGCAATCACTACACGGCAAACGCGATTCAAATCCCGAGCAACCTTGACGATTTAATCACCGAATATGCGTGTCGTAACGGTGCCGATTGCTCTTACAACGAAGTTAATGTTCCCAAGCCAGAGGGACGTAAATCGCTTCAGATCGGAGACGTCATCCGATTCAGCATGAGTCTTCTCCACGGACTTACGGTTGGCGGCGGTAAGGTTGATCAGGCGGAGGCGAATCGACGCGCAAGCATCTGCTCAACTTGTTCATTCAATCGAAAACCACTCGGATGCACGGGATGCAACGCCCGTGTGCTGAAGGATGCTGTCAAAACTTTCTCTCAACACGGCAGTACTCCAGTAGACGAAAACCTGCAAAGCTGCGAGTTTTGCGGTTGCTTTATCAGAAGCATGGTTTGGTTTCCCATTGAAACCCTTCATAAATTCTCGGACGCTACAGAGAACGAAAACCTTCCGGCTCACTGCTGGAAAAAACGACCATGTACGGAAACCTAGCCCAACTGCCGCTTGAAACTATCAACGAAGACGGCAAAGCGCCTGAAACGCGCATAGCCGACGCGGCATCCGCTCGCGAAATCTTCCAGAAGCTTATCATGGCCGATGAGCTGCGTAATAGTACGCGAGCCAAGCTGCGCGGTCTGGTCGATGGAAATCCTCCGTACAATCCAGCAGAACTGCGCCGCAACAACCAAGCGTTCCGCACCAACGTCAACTTCCGTGAGTCGGAAGCGTTCCTCACGCTGGCAATGTCAGCCTTCTACGACGTGTTCGCCGAGGTTCCGACCTACACAAACATTCGTACCGCGTACGGCAACGACATGGATAAGCGGGAGGAATGGTCGAAGATCATTACCGAAGAGTTTGACCGGCTCCAGAAGCTCGACAAGGACTTCGACTACATCATGCAGCTCTCGCAGCGTGAGATGGTCCTTATTGGCGATGGTCCGCTGATCTTCGAAGACAATACCAACTGGCGCTGCAAAGCCATCATGGCGACGGACTTGCTCGTCCCAGACGGCACTAAGTCAAACGTGAGCGACTGGAAGGTGGCCTGCGTTCGCACGCGCATGGGCGTGGATGATCTGTTCGAGAAGATCCAAGACGAAAAGGCGGCAAAAGCTTCCGGTTGGGATGTCGATTATGTCCGCCAGCGCATTCGTGCGGCGATGCCCGAGCCGTATCGCTCAGGTGTTCAGTACGACTGGGAGTTCTTCCAGAAGCAGCTTCGCTCAAACGACATCACTTTCTCCGCTCGTTCCGAGGTGGTCTTGATGTGCCACGTTTTCTACAAGGAATTCGATGGCCAGATCAGCCATGTAATCATCGATGAGCGCGACAGCGAAGACTTCATGTATCGCAAGCTTCGCCGGTTCAGCCGGTGGGAGCAGGTCATTCATCCGATGTACTACGACCGTGGCGACGGCGAGCATCACGGCGTTAAGGGCTTGGGCATCAAGATGCTTCAGCCGATGGAGCTAAAGAATCGTCTTCGCTGCTCAATGGTAGATAGCGCGTTTGCGAGGACTCAGATTCTATTCCGACCCCTGAACGCCAATGCGCTGAGCAAGACAAGCGTCGTACAGCAAGGACCGTATGCCATTCTTCCGCCAGATTACGAAGTCGTTCAGCAGAATATTGCTGGAGTTCTGGATGCTCCAATGGCGGTCAATGCGGACCTTGAAAATGTTCTTCAAGGCAATCTCTCTCAGTATCGCCAATCGCTCAACAAGCCGCAGGGCAACCCACGGACAGCGACGGAAGTTCAAGCCATCGTCTCGCAGCAGTCCGCCATCGGTAAGACCCAGTTGAGCCGGTACTACACTCAGCTCGATTCCTTCTTTG